CCTTGAGCTGTTTCAGAAACTATATTCCACGTTGTTGAGGTAGTCGAAGTACCAGACCAAGTAGTCATTAATATAATCCGTAATCAATTCTTGTTACAGGTGTCGTTCCTGAGTGTCTGTCTCTTTCGTTTGATGTAATTATGTCTTGTTTTGCTCTGTCATAATAAGACTGCCAAACCTGTATTCTTTTATCATTTTGTAAATAGGGTTCTGCTTCTACCAATGAGCCATATAAATAAACATCTGGATGATGTGTAAGCATGTCATTGGTTGTATTTGAATCTGATAAAGCTGCAAAATGCTTGTAATACGACACTTCTATCTCATATACACCATCAGGTAGTGGTCTTATTTCTATATTGTTGCCTTTTATTGTGTATGCTTTAGGCGTTCCTCTTGAACTACCTGCATTTAATCTGTCCATTATTTCTGGTGTAAGAAAATCTAGAGGTGTTTTAGGATCTGTGTTTAGCTTAATGTTACGCATAGCCACATAATCATCAGGTAATGTGTAAAATTCGCTACCTGCTATTGTATTCGTTGTAACTCTAGTTTCCATTCTTCTTATCTTGAAATCTCTTTTGTGCCTTGTTTCTGCAAGTGCAATAAAATCAGGAATAATATCTGTAAGGTCAGTTCTGTCTAACCAACTAGCTATTGCTGTTTTGAGTCCTGCATAATTAGATATTGCCATTATATTATCCTAGATGTTGTCTTTAAGTACCTGTAATCAGGACTGTTTAATAATTTTCTAACTGCTTCTTTGTGGTTTTTGTCGTATAAATCTACGCCAAACTTCTCTTTCCACTCATAATAAATTGTAACAGGAATCCTAGCAGATAAGCGAAATTCATCTCTTATACTGTGATCTTCCTGTTGCAATCTTTTGTTGTTATCAAGTAATTTAGTTAAATCAGGCGACCTGTGATTGATTGCCCATTGACCTGAATGTTCTGAAAATAAAAATGTTTGACCATCTCCCAACTTTCTTTTCATTCACTAAGTTCCTCAATAAATACATTAGCTGTGCTACTTGCAATAATAGCTGCAAGTTTATCAGCGTTATCTACCTTGAATGTTTTAGGTTCATTTGCTACCAATCTTATACCTGTGGTTACTGCTGCTGTTGGAGCTTTGCCGAAAGCAATAAATACTCCTGTAGTATCAGCAGTACATCTAACATACACTACGCCATCTGTAAAAGCATCGCTTCTTTGTGTACCTGTTTGATTTACAGTTCTTGTTTGGTTTTTTATAACCCTTTGTCCAAAACTCCAACTACTCATGCTTATCTCCTAATTACAAATGTTACTAATAGTTTTACTGCATTTGATGATGCGCCATTTGTAATCATTTCAATAGTTCCATCTTCTTCAACTCTATTAGCTGCTGTAGGTTCTGCTGTATCAACATCACCTGCTGCTGATCCTGATTGAGTTACTGTAATGCCACCACCAGTAATAGCAGTTCCACCAATTTCAAAGCTGATTCCACCATTAGCAGTTCCGATAGCTCCTTGTAGTGCAGTAATAATTTTAATAACTCTGCCACCATCAGGAATACTAACAAATGTGCTTGATGCAGTAGAAATATCTTCTATTTCTGCTACTACAAAATAATCGTTTAATGTTCTCATTAAAGTCTCCTAATTAATAACCCTCGTTCCGAAGTGATACCTCTTCAAGGCCATTATTAAATGTATCTAGTCGGGGCAGAAAACAAGGATATTTGCAAAACTGCCCCTTTCCCTATATAAATGAGGATTTTTTTTATGAAGTAGTCAAATCAGCGATTTTACCACTAGCTGCTTCGTTTTTAGAAACAAGTGTATACTCTACGAGTAATTGTTTCTTCTCAGCATCACCAGTTTTCGCTAAGTCTTGTACTTGGAAAGGTCTCAAGAACGCTGCTGCCCACATTTCTGTATCACAAACAAGTGCAGTTCTACCTGAACTTCTTAAGATCCTATCAGATACTACTCTTACTTCACCAAAGTCTGAAACATAAACATCAATAGTAGCAACTAAGCTTCTATCTTCTGCCATGTCCATACGAGTTGAGTTACCAGTAAAACCTGATACTTTTTGTTTGTTGAATGAACCAACTAACAATAAGTCAGGATTTCCACCTTCGTCATAGCATTTTTTCAAATTAGACTTCAAAAGTGTTTCAGTAAGTACTCTTTGTGTTCCGTCTGTTACAGCACCTGAACCACTTGTAGAACCGCCTGAACCATGAAGTTCATTAGTTACTATCCAAGATTCAAAAGCCCTTGAAGCACGACCTGTGCCTGAAGAACCTGCTGCTGCTTCTTGTTTACCTGTCATGTCTAGTTCCATATCACGTTTCAGTTCTTTACCTGCTTTTGCGATTTGGTAAGCCATTTCAGATGTAACACCTGCTTTACTAACAACTTCTTGAGTACCAGTAACTACTACAGGTTTTGTTGAAATCTGCGTGTGGTTAAGTAGTCTTGTTGTTGCAACAAGTGCTCTGTTAGGAGAATCATCTCCCTCTATTACTAAGTTAGCTGCTGCTGCTGCTAAACTATCTGTTTGCCATTCGTGTTTCGTTCCGTTAGCTGTACCAGTACCGATACTAGACATAAATGGAGTTTCTGTTGGAGAAATGTTGTATATCACATTCGCCAAGTCTTCTCTCTTATCGTTACTATCGAAAGTCTCGTAAGAGTTTGTATATATTGCCATTTTGATTACCTATGTAAAAGTTATGTATAGGTCAAGAGTTTAGTATGCTTTCAAGTAGGCTAGATGCGTCCTTGACATGCCCTGTCTTCCTTAACCTTGCTCTTTGTGCCTTAACTTTATCACCTGAGATTTCACCTTTTGTTGCAGGAGATCCTGGTCGAGTAACTTTAGGTACAACTTTAGTTTTCTTATTAGAAATCTTAGCTGCTAAAAGATTGTCATACAGCATAGCTTTATGTAGTACATCAACAGACCTTGCATCAATTAAGCTATTAACTTCTTGTTCGGTAAAACCTGTTTTAAGAGCATAAGATTTTATACTTTGTTTTATCTTCTGTCCTTTGTCAGGGTCATTCCATTCAGGAAGTCTTTGTGCCATTAATTGTTGCTGTCTGCTAAGTTCTTCATTCCACTTAGCTTGTTGCTCTTGCTGTTGTTTTTGTACAAGATTTTTTTGTTCATCTTCTACCATTCTTTTGTTTTCCTGAAGTTCTCTATATTGATCTCTTTTCAACATATATTCAGTTAGGTCTTCTTCCTTGAGCTTAGTCCAGTCAGTTGCTTTGAGTTCTTCCATCTTAGCGTCTGCTTGGGTGTTAAATTGCTCAAGTTGTGATAAGTAACGCTGTCTTTCTTGTTGAGTCGCAGCTAATTCTTCATCAGCTTGTTTGCGTTTCTCTGCCAATACTTGACTGTTTCTTGAGTAATCAGCCTGTCTACGATAGCCTGCCTGGAGTTCTTCGAGGGTTACTTCTACTTGTTCACCATCTACTTTGATAGTATAAGTATCAGTTTTCTCTAGGTTCTCTTCTTGATTATCGTCTACGATATCGTCAGCAGTCAATCCATCAGGATTTTGTGCCTCTGTTTGTACTGATTCGGACTCCATGTCCTGTGCAGAAACATCTTCCGTTGCTTCTGTTTGCTCTTGGTCTTCTGTAGCTGTCTCCTTTTCAGGATTGCTCATAATACCTCGAAGTGCCTCTTCTGCTCCTCTTACAGAACCGTCAAAAGGCACACCACGATTAGTGGATTCTTTTATAGGGATATCATCTTTCGCCATGATTAATTACCTCCCTTTGCTTGTTCTTCTAAAACTTTACCATTTTCCATTGTGTTTACTAAAACATTCTGTGCTGTTAGAACGCCTCTCAATGAATGATATAAAGATTCTCTTTTTTCTGTTTCAGCTATTTCTGTTCTAATCCATTGCTGAAATATATCGTTTTGAATTACTTCATAAGACTTTATTAATAAAGGATCTTCGAGTAATCGTTTTGCGTTGTTTGCTTCCCTAATTTGGGTTTCTTTGTCTGCCATGTCTTCTCCTGATTTCTATTTCGTTTTCACGGGTCTAGTGTTTCGCTAGAATTTAGCTTTTGTTAATTAAAGATTCTTCTGTTATCCAGTCTGGAATCTTCCTTTTGCCTGATAACCACCCACGAATATCATTAGGTTTTACCCCTGTATTCCTGAATATGTTTTCGACAGAAAGTCTGTGTTTCAAGCACAACGCTTGTAATTCTGTGTTTTTAATTTACTTGCCTACCTTTTTCATAGCCATTTTGTGTGCTTCTGTAAAAGTTTTACCTTTGTTCATAAGCTTCTTCATTTCAGCCATGTGTTTGTTAGTGTGGTGTACTTTATGCTTTTTTAGAGCATTTGTTTGTCTTTTACTTAACATTTACCCATTTTCTTTTTTTTCTTTTTTTTATTGTTATCTTGACTCTTTTTATTACTTTTTTTATTACCGTAACCGTATGCCATTATATTCTCCTAAAAACTTTGAGTTGTTGTTTTGGGTTTACTTGCAACGAGGTTTTAACAGCTATTTTGTTTTTGACCCCCTTGTTTGTTAAAAATTTTATGGTTTTCTTTACTTCTTTGCCTCTACCTCTAGGATATTCAGGCGTATAATCAGAGTACATCATTATGTTTTACCTATGGCTACTGGTCTTTTTTGTGTTTGTTCGAGTACAAGTTCAGCCTGGTTAAGGTCAAGCTCAGACTCTTTGAGTTCTATATCTTTTTTCTTCAACGCTAAGTTAATTGCAGATTCTCTAGCTTTTAGTTTGAGTTCTTGAGCTTTTATCTGAGTATCTATTTGCATTTCTTGTTGCTGTAGTTTTAATTTTTCTATTTCTAGTTGTGCTTTTTGATTAGCAATCTTCTCTTCAACAGTCGGTTGTGGTGGCTGTTTAGGAGGCATATTTTGTGGATTCGACACAAATTGATCAGGATTCTTGTAACCAGCTTGTGTAATGTATTCGCTAAGAACATTATAAATGTTATCAGGTGATATCAGAGTTCCCATAGCTCCTTTATCGACCAGGGCATTTACAATATTCATAATGCTTCCCATAGTCTGCATTTTAGAGTTCTGACTACCTGATCCAACTCCAACATTGACTGTGCAATTCAACTTTTCTTTCCATCTCGATACATCGATAGGCACAAACTTACCGTTAAGATAAGCTATTTTTTGCCTACTTTCGTATCTTTGTATCAATGAATAGATGTTTCTAAATAAATCTTTTATACCTGTTTCAGCAAATATCCTAGCAATCAGCTCAATTCTTTGCATAGAAGATTCTGTTGCTGCTGATACTGCGCCTGAAGTTACATGTGATGTTAATACATCAGGGTTTAATCCTTGTGTCATTTTAGATACACCACTTCTTTCTTCTCTAATACTGTCTAAGTATTTGACCATATCAAACGCATAGTTCTGTATTTGTGGTGTTGGTAAAGCTGTAACTGCACCTGGGGCTCTCATTCTCACGATACCACCTGGTTTGCTTGACAATAAGTCGTCTAATTCTACTTGCCCTGCTAGGACTGCATATCTTGCATTGTTAGTTAGATACATGTTATCCAAGAGATTACGCATGATAGTGGACTTGATTAGCTGTATATCTTGTACTGTGTCAGCAATAGACATACCGTGGAACTTATGAGGTATCGGTATAGGACAGATTGTTGAGAAAGGAATCATATCGATTTCCTCATTGTCCAATATTATATTACCACCTTTAGTAATTTTTCTAAGTTCTGCTATTCCATCGTCATTATAATCAATATGAACATAACATTCTTCTAACCAAACCTTTCTCGAAGCACCTGTGCCTTCTTGTGCTGGTATAGAATCATCATCAAAGCTAAATCTTGCAATCCTTTCCTCATCGTATTCAGCATTGTTTGTTGTGTATGTGGGTAATTCTTCTACTATTTTTGGATCATAACCTTCCATAATGAGGTCTGATACTGTTTTTTTAACTCTATGACATACAAAATTAGCCTCTTCGATAGATGTAGACCTTCTTGAGATTAAAAATTCCTCAGGAGGTACAGACATTACTCTTACCTGACCTGATGTCTTTGTTCTTTTTACTTTGACTGCGTGTGTTATCACTTCAGGTGATACCATCATGCCGTTTTCATCTTCCTGGGCTTCTTGTATAACTTCTTCTGTGTGTTCCATGACCTCTAATTCATCATTAGCTAATATAGATTGGTACTCAATCTCTGTTAGGTCATCATAGTTTTCTGTTGTTACTTCTGTTTTTTCTTCCCAATAATGCTTGATA